AAAAGATTCTTTTCAAGATACGCCAATTGATGATATTTATTAGCTAATTCTGGAATCGAAATAGAATACCCATCAAGATCGGTAATATCAATTTTCGTGTCTTTTGTGCACATTTCTTCTAATTCATTAATATTCATACGACTATTATAACAAACATGATGTTTTTATACAAGGAAATAGTTATGTTAGTTTCTTTACAGTAAATGCACCCGTATACTTAAATGTTGCATCACATACAATAGGGTCGATGGAGGTAGCATTAGTATCGAAAGGTAGGCTTCCTAATATTGTTGGAAATATATCTTTGAACGTAATACTAAAACTGGGGTTGGATTTATTCGTTAGTATAATTATGTTACAATCAGATTTTTCAGGAGTATCTTGATTGTATTGTGCGTGACTCTCTGGATATCCTATTGATACCATCCAATTATAAATTTCTAAATAATTTGTTAAATCTTCATCTACTACAAAACTTATAGTCAAATCTTCAAAGGCTATTTGATCACCTTCTATTGGAATCGGAGCATATGGATTAGGTTGGAATACATTACTCATTGAAAGACCAGGGACAGTTATTCTTTGACAAAAATAACTTACGTTTGGAATCCTTAAAATATTTGTTTCAAATGCTACTGGATTTAAATAATTGAGGTTTGTGGGTTGATTGTTTAGAGCCATTGTTTTTCCTTTTATTTTACTATTATATATATTATACTATACTATATTTATAATACAAGGAACATTATGAAGCCCATTGAAAACAAGGAGTTAACATGACATTAGCTAAACCTACTATTGGATTTTTTATATTTCTTCATTTGGGAGCCTTGTTAGCTTTCATTCCATCTACATTCTGTTGGACATCAGTTGGTCTAATGCTCTTCATGTATTGGTTGACTGCTTCTGTAGGAATTTGTTTCGGTTTCCACAGATATTTATCACACCGTGGCATGGTGATGCCAAGATGGTTAGATTATTTCATTATATTATGTGGGTCATTGGCCTGTCAAAACGGTCCACTAAAATGGGTTTCACAACATAGAATGCATCATCAAAGTTCTGATACTTCAAATGACCCACACGATGCGACCCAAGGTTTTTTTCATTCTCATTTAGAGTGGATGTGTTATTATAGACATAGATTTGATAATGAAGCACGATTAAAAAAATATACTAAAGACATTAATGACGATAAATTTTATCAATTCTTAGATAATTACTTTATCCACATTCAAGTAGCTTTAGGGATTCTATTCTATTTAATGGGAGGCATTTCTTGGGTTATATGGGGAATTTTTGTACGTCTAGTATTAGTATATCATGCTACCTGGTGTGTAAACTCCGTATGCCATATATGGGGATATACTAATTATAAAATAAATGATTTATCTAAGAATAATTGGCTTGTAGGTCTACTTACTTTTGGTGAAGGCTTCCATAATAATCATCATTATAATGCTAAGAAATACACTACAAGGCTTAAGTGGTATGAGCTTGATCTAACCGGAATGCTTATCTGGAGCTTCTCTAAATTAAACATTGTAAAGCTATTAAAGAATTAATTAATATCTATTACTTGAACCCACCGAGACATACAAATTATAACAAAATAAAACCCACTATACAAGGAAGAAGTTAACATAAAGCCAAAAAAAAATAGGGGCCAAAAGGCCCCTATTTCTCTATAAAACTTGGTAAATATTACATCAAGTTCGTGACATTAGTTTTTCTGTAATACTCATTACCATGAGTGTAATTACTTGAACCATCACTAGTAGTTACGAATGGGTTATCAGCTATTCCATACCGAGTCTTGAAACCAATTTTCGGTTGGAAAGTTTGCTCACCCAGAGCTCGTACCATCTGTAGTGGAACGTAAGGACAGTAGAACATACCAGCATCATATGCACTAGATCCCTTGTATCCTACAACATACATTTGGCCAACAGCATTACCATAGTATGGATCAACGTGAACTTTCATTCCGTTCATCGTGCCAACTAGAGTATTACCAGTTACATCTGGATCAATACCATGTCCCGTCTCCAACATACCTGACATAGACAATGCAGAAGCAACATCAGCAGAACAAATCATAACATTACCTTTACCACGACGCGTGGCTTCAGCAATATTGTTTCGATCTCGCTCGATCTGGAACATCAAACCTTTAAATTTCTCAACTGACCATCGGCCATTAGAGTCAACATCAAGGTTAAAAGTACCAGGAACAGCTACGTTACCTGTAGGTGCTCCCCAACGAGCATTCGTATAAACTCTGCGAACAACCTCTCGGTTGATCTCAGCAAGAATCTCAGTAGAGAGAATGTTTGACAACTCAGTTTCAGCATCCAAACCGTGAACGGCTTTAAGATCCTGTGCTAATTCCGTTGAGTACTCAGCTTTGAGTGCTCTAGACCTAGCAGTAACAGAACTCTGTACGATACTGAATGCCATTTCTGCGAAATAGTTTCCAGCAGCATCACCAAGAGCTTCAGCTTCTGGCGTGGCCATACCTGTTCCGTGTGTCCAAGTACCCGTAAACGGATTTTCACTTGAAGTTGTATCAACATGAGCAGGTGAATCATCAGGTGAATTGGCAGAACCATCACCATCTCGACTAGAGTGGGAAGTATCTGCTTCTCTATGCAATGCTTCATTATCTGGAGTACCAGAAATTGCTTGTGCAGTGTATGAAGATTTCATTGCGAAAATCAATCCAGTAGGTCCAGACATAGGCTGAACACCACAGATATCATAAGCAATCAATTTTGGCATTGCTCTACGAACCAAAGAAATCAAAATCGGATCCCATTGGTCAACATTACCCGAGGTATCTCCAGCAGCAGAAGAAGCACCCATTGAGTTAACAGGAGCAGCTTCTTTAAGAAACTTCTCTTGATTTTCCAACAAACGCAACGTAACGTCCCGTTTATATGGATCTTTAATTGCCTCAAGGTCAGCGTGCTCCATTACTGGGGCCCATTTTTCCTTAAGAGTTTCGGCTAAATACATTTTTGTATCTCCTTTATTAGATATTTAATTTAATTTGTTAAAATTCTCATTCATTCCATAGTCTAAGATACTTTTGACGTTTGAGAAATTGCATTCACAATACCATCCATGTAACTATCACCTTTTCCATCTGCAACTGGATTATTGGTACCGGCAGTTTTCTTATTGTCTGTTACTTCTTTTTGGTCTGATTTGAAATAGCTATTCTTGATAACATTTAGTTTTTCACGGTACTGGTCATCAGTATCGTAATCAACATCTTCTGTTAGTTCAGAAAATTTTTCCTTATCAGTATCAGTCATTCCTTCAGAAATAGTTTTGAAAATATCTTTAGCTTTATAAGTGTTTAACTCTTTCACGGTATCCATATGCTTCTCTGTTTGTTCGTCAAGTTTAGATTCCAACTCAGCGACTTCAACAACTAGATTTTCAAATACATCTTCCTTTTCTGCAGGAACGTCAATATAATGTTCCTCAAACAACTTCTTCAAACCAGAAATAAAGCTCTCTGTAACTTCGTTGCGAATCCCTTGTTCAACAGCAAGTTTATTTTCTGTCATCCATTCTTTTACAGCATAGTTGAGGTAATTGTCCATATTTTCAGTCATCTCTGTCTGCATAGACGCCATACGCTCATCTTGTTCTTCTTTAGATTCTTCCCGAATCTGTTTTCTAATTTTAGAAATTTTAGACTTAACAGCAGCTTCAAAAATTGCTGCAGCCTTCGTTTTGAATTCCTCAGAAAGATCCTCACCATCTATAAGAGCAGCAACATCAGTAGAAACATCTACTTCAATATCCTCTTTTTTATCTTTCTTATCTTTCTTAGATTCCTCTTTATCTTCGTCATCATCTTCCTCTTCCTCATCATCTTCTTCTTTCTTAACTGCTTTTTTCTCTACTTTTTTATCTTCTTTCTTGGTTTTCTTCTTTGACTCTTCCTTTTCTTCCTCATCATCTTCATCATCATCATCTTTGCCTTTTTTCTTATCTATTGCCTTTTTCAAAGCCGGAGGAAGTTCACCTTCTTTAACTTCTTCTTCATCTTCTTCATCTTCGTCCTCTTCTTCTTTTTTCAATTTCTTTTTCGCAAGAGCTTTGGCAGCTTCCATAATTTTGTCTTCCAACTCTTTATCACTTTCTCCATCATCTAGTATTTCTTCAGTAGCCATGTTGCTTCTCCTTTAGGTTGTGTTTAATGTCTATATATATTTATAATATTAGAAAAGTCTAGTGTTTTTTAAAGATTTCCAAGAAATTCCTCGAACTTTTCGATTTTTTTCTTGTCTAATTCTTTAGATTTAGTATTTTTAATCTCATTTTTAATAGCATATTCAAGTTCACCCGTAGTACTAAATTCTCTACCTTCCATGATGCCATCTACAAAGGCTGATGGTGCAGAAGGATCTGCAACAATATCAACTGTAGACAAAACAAAATCTTTTTGTACTTCATTTATTCCAGTCTTTTTATTTGTTTTAATACTTCCTAATCCTCGTGAAGATACACCAAGTTTAACACCTGATGAAAGAAGATTTTTTACAATCTTTCCATTTGGTGTATCCATAATTTTTGCCTTACCAACAAAATTTTTACCATCTTCTACTAATTCTGTGATAAGATGAGAAACACGATCAAGGTTAATAGTAGGCCCCATAGGGTGGCCAAGTTCACCAAGAGCACGTCCTTCATTAACAAATTTAGTTGTATATCTTTTTACTTCTTTTTTCAAAACAGAATAAGGATACACTCGACCATTTTGATTTTTTACATCTGACTGCATAAACACTCCACGAATATATTGATCTTTACCTTTACCCTCAACAATATATTCAAGATCCTGCATGTGTTCTGTAATAAGTTTCATTTATTTGTCTCCTTTATTAGCTAATCTAACCTTTTCTGCTTGTTTAACCATTGGTATTAATTTTTTAGCAAGTTTTTTAATCAAAGATTGTTTTTTCTTTAATCTTTTTTCTAAAGCTACTCTTCCTGCTTGTCCTAATTCTGATCTATCTCTATCTCCCAATATTTTTTTTACAACAACACTTATTGCTTTTTTCTCTGCTCGTTTCTTAATTTTTTCAGGACTAGCTTTTCGTTTCATTGATATTTCACGCTTCCTCGCAATCTGCTTAGATTTCATCTTCATAATTCGTGACATCTTTTTACGTGCTGCTATAGACAATGCTTCAAACAACATCTTTTGGTTCCTCTTTAGGTGTTTCAACAGGTACTTCTTCTGCAGAAACATCCCTAGGATTATAAACAAAAGATTTCTTAAAGTCATCAATACCTGTAAAGATTTTACTTTTCATAACACTTCCAAAATCTTTATTAGCTTGAGTAAACTTTTTAGCTAAAATATTATTAAAAATACTATTTTTCAAATCACTCATTGTTATTCCTTTCAAAAAAATTATCAATATTATCTTTCAATGTTTCTTCATCAATATTATATTTAATAGATGCTTCAAATATAGATTTGTTCAATTTATTAATACCATAAGTGTCTGTTAATTTAAATGCATAATGAATAGCCTCATTAACATTATCTTTATTAGGAACAGAAAGTTTTTTTTTAAAATGTTTAATAAAACTAGATTTTATTAGTCCCATATAAATTACCTATGAATATCAACTGGTGCAACCAGATCCGGATTAATCTCAAAATCATCTGGATCACCGAGACCAGCTTTCTTATTATCGCGATTAATCTGTTCTATTTCTTCATCCGTTAGACGTAGGATTCGTTTTCTAATCCATTGATCGGAAACAAACTTACCACTATACTCATCAACCATCTGTAAGAGTTCCATTCGTTCTCTAAGAATTTCATTATTCTTTAATTCTGCATAATGAGAATCTTTTGTCCAAATATATTCAAGATTCTCAGAAATATCTCCCCAATCATCTTCACCAATAATACCTTTTAAGAGTAATTGTATTCTTAATAAATCTGTAAAAAGAGCTGAAAATCTATGTCGTAATTTGGCAACAAACTTAGCAAACTTAATTTCATCTCTATTAATTTCTGAAGAACGACCTAAATTAAACGCAGTTTGTTCAGTTCCTTCTATCCGTGAAATAGGAATATTTAAAGACTGATAAAGTTTCTTTCTGAAATATTCAATATCTTCAATCTCACCAAGATTCTGACCTGATGGTAATGTAGAAATTTCAGTTCCTCGTCCACCATCTCTCCGTGGTAACCAGAAATCCTCTAACATTGCCATTTGTTTCTTCTGATCTTCTACTTCACCAGTCGCTGCATTATAAATTATTTT